CCTGAGAATGCCCGGAGTCTGTCTACCCCGCAGGGCCCCACCACGACTGCCTCCGTGGTGAATTTTTATCTTCCACTCCACAACGACGCACGCCCACTCGGCCGCGTTCAACCTGCTGTCAGCATAAGCGGTGCCCGAACGACCCCGCCCAACCTCTTCGACACCGTCACAGCTCTCCCAACCGCCATGCCTGTGTTGGCCACGACGTCTGCGATGTCCATGACGCCATTGCCCAAGGCAGTGGCGTTACGGATCAACCGATCCCAAGTCGCATCGGATGCAATTGGGTGGTGTGTGTGTGACGCACTGGCCGGGTGGTCCAAATCGAACCGCACCCGGTACTCCACAGTGATCAGCAACTCAAGGGCGGCCGCCTGAGGATTGTATATCACAATCGGCGCCCACCCCACTGGTGCGTCTCCGCTGCTCAACCATGTGAACGAGCTGTCTGACTTCTTATTGAGGGGAGTAAACCTGGCCACTTCGGCCATGTTTAGTGGGTATGAGTTGATCTGCACACCCCTCAAAGCCAGCTTAGATGCAGCAAGCAAGCGTGGATTCTGAAACTGAACGAACTTGTTCGCCCAGTCTTCCCACGTCTCCGTGCGCCCTCCGATCGCTGCCTGCGTGTTCATGACACCGGCATAGATTATGCCTGTCGCAGATTGAAGTGCCGTCGGGCACATGATCTGCACAGACAGCGCGGAGGGTACAAGGGTTGCGGCATCTCCCAGACCACCCAAGTCGATTGTGGTGTTCTGGGTGTTGTTCGTACCATTGATTGGGTTTGCAGCGTTGACGTCTGAAACCATGATTACCTCGGACCAGTTGTTCGGTAGTGACACTGCTCCGATGGTTTGCTGAAATGTCCCGATGACGTTTGTGTGCGTGGTGACTTGCACTCGTCTGGTGGCGCGTATTGTTGTGTACGCTCCGACCGATCGTGGTAAGGCAAGATGCGAGGGGTGCTTGGCATCCCAACTCTGCATGCTCGCGCCCGGTACGCTGCCAAAAGCCTTAGGGACAGAAGCCCCAACGCCAGTAGCCAGCACACGCGTAGCGTTGCTGCGGTTTGCAGCGTGCGGCTGTTGCCGCCTCGCCGGCCTGCCTTGTGGCTGCCTACGACGGCCGCCATTTCTGTCTTGCTTTCTACCACGCGCCATAAACGCCTGCTAACAAAGGGAACTCGACAAAGAAGGATGTTTAAGAGTAGGTCCAACGGAAAGACACAGTTGAGCCTTGAGCAAAACTCCGTTGGTGTTTGATGCTTTGCCATTTTTATGCAACCAGGGCCTTACACACGTTCCCGCTGGCTTTCACCAGCTGATACCCTAACACACGCAGCGTTGTTAGGTCAGGAACTTGGGTAAGGTTGTCCTGGAGTTTTGCGACCCGAGCGCACACGGCGCTCTTTACACCTGCTTTTAACTGTCACAGGCGGTAGGTTATACGGATGCCTACACCCCGAGCTCGATGGCTTGAAAATCCAAAATTGTGCTACCCACCAGCACCTTCAGGCTGACCATGCCATCTGCGCCAAAATGGCGACATGAGCAGGTGGGATCGCAAAAACATTTATTAAAATGATCGTAGCAAAGCTGGGGGGCCATCCCCGAAAACGCAGTTATGAAGCGTGCCGTATCACGCCCATGCCATTTTGTCCACGCGCCTAGGCCTATCCTCCACCTTGTTATGGAGTACTCAGCCATTCAGTCACCCGGCCGTGCTAGCCGAACGACAGTCCACTTCGGAGCGCACATTGTTGGATGAGTAAGGTCCTTCTCACCCTCGCACGCTCCTCCGCTTCGGGTCCCTCACACGTGGAAACCACCCTTTACGTCGTGGCTCCAACACGACAACCTCTGCGTTAGGTTAAGGTGGTGCCCTCACCGCCAGCGCATCCCTGCGCACCCAGGCTATTCACCAGATTCGCCCTGGCTACTTAGGCATAAGGGGGGAATTGGATACAGACCCGGCCGGGGGAGAGCTGTTGCTTCTCCCTCCCCCGCGTACCCTACCAGCCGCATGGATAATAGCGAACTGGACCCTCTCATCACGTACCGGCAGCACTCCGATAACCCTGGAAACCCGTGGAAGTATTTCCAGTAAGTACGTGACCCTAGGACCCTGTGTCAATGTTCCTAGGTAATTCCACCTACACATATAGCGTAGGGCCACCGTGTTGCTCTGCTGCAACCTGTCCCGCCACCCTAGCGGGGTGAAACTAATGTACAGGTCTACGCCCGCCAGTTGGCGGGAACAGACGTTGCCAAATCAGCACCGTGTACGTTCACGGTGCCTACATGGCACATCGTCGCCCACTCGACCTCAGTGAACTCACCGGCTGCACATCGGAGCAGCCGCTTCCACTTGGTCGAGTCTCCGCCCTCAAACTCAGGCATCTTGACGTTCGCAGAGAGTTTGATATCAACATCTGGCACCTCTCCATGTACTGCCAGGTAATATTCCCTCATCTTCTGCGCGTCCACGTCGACGCCCCCAGGATTGTCGTTGAACATTGCGGTCAAGAACGCGTGCATGGGCTCCACTCGCTTGAAGCCCTCTCCCAGTTCGGCTGCGAACAAACGAATACACGTTTTCAGCTCCCCTGGTGTGACGAGGGTTGTGGTCCAGGACTTCGTCTTCAGAAACCTCTTCGTCTCCGGAGTCATCACAACCTCTGCGCCATCATACACTGCCTCGCCGTCGCACAACAACGCCTCGTATCCAACGAACCTTGCGTAGTCATCGCCTTTCATGGCCTTCCACACGAGCTTGGACTTCCAACCCCATCGTGTGAAGAAAGCTTCCACCAGGCACTGCTCTTCGCCTTTTGCCCAGATGACCTCTTCAAACCTGGCCAATGTGTCGTCGCCTTCGAAGGCGAACATACACAGGTAGACTTTCCTCGTGAGCTTGCCCCTTTTCTCAACCATTGTCCTGTCCCGTGGTGAGACATAGAACATCCGCGCTCCGCGGAAACGTAACAATGATTGAAGGGCATCCTTCACATGGTCTGGGTCGACCAAGAAGGAAAACCATGCCACCAGGTTTTGCAACCAGTTGCCAGAACTCGTAACCCTATCACCACTCTCACGCATGGTTTGTTCGAGCCTGATCTTCCTGGTCTTCCTCTCTCCTGTGGCATCGCGGTAGCTCATCCGCCATGTTGCGCTCTTGTCGCGGTCGTCAACGACGCGCTCGAATAACAGGGATCCAGAGTCCTCGACACCTACCAGCTTGGCTATGTGCCGGAAAATCTCCTGTTCGAACTGCTTGAGTGGTTCCGAAATCCCGAACTCGAAAGCCGAGAGATCGTTCTCCACCCAGCGCGCGCCCTTTCGCATGCCAGACATGTTTGCCGTAATACCTTGTATGGCGCCACGCTTGCCGCGTGCCTTTATGGATGCGTCATTGAAGACATCGAACAGCACGTGCTCGAACACCCACGCCACCTTAGCCAAGGCGTACAGCCGCACCTCGCCGTGATTGGCGATGGCGCGCGGCTTGTCCTTACCGGTTACTTCTGCCTTAACAAAAGCCTTGATGACCGTGTCGAAGCCTACCGTCTCTGACTTCAGCACAGTGTTCATAGCTTCCAACTCGGCCCTCATCGCCGAGTCGTGGTTCATCTTCTTTGGCAGACATGTCTCGCGTACGCTGTCGAGTCCGCGTAGCGCCTTCTTGCAATGGGCCGGCGTGAACACCTTGTCTATCAGCTCTTCCAGCAGAATATCACGTGTTTTCGCCTCTGAAACATAAGGATTGTGCTTCCCTATCCCAATGTTCCGCTTGTCATGAGCCCCTTGCAGGTTCACTGGATTGTTTGAGTGCAGGTAGTTCGGATCCTGAGCGATGAGTGGGAACCGCGCACGCGCCTCGCGCGCACCGCTCCCGTCTGCCTCCTCCTCAGGGCGCTTGTCGAACTTGGGCTGCGACCCGTCCGTCGCTGTGGTAGTGCTGTGCAAAACGCCACCCTCCACATAGGCGCGCTGTTGCTCTTCCACAGCCGTAGCAGTGACTGCGGCCGCCAATTTCTCAGCGGGCGCAGGCGCAGATGCTGGCGCCAAAATGGCACCTCCAACACCTGCTGTTGCATGCGCGGGTTTAGCCGCGTCTTCCGTGGTGTTAGGTTCGTCGGACGCATCGCCGCCGCCCCCTCCACCCTTCGACTCATCTGGAGTACTCGAGTCTCCGCCCTTCCTCTCTTGACGCGCGGCACGTTCAGCATGTAGCCAATCGTACGCGGATAGCGCGTCATAGGGCCTCCATGATGTAGGCGGCCTCGAGTTTGCAGACAGGTACGACCAACACCGCGAGAGGCACGACTGCCTCTCGAGACGAAATGTGAGCTCGTCCTGCAACGCTGCATGCCCGACGGTCAAATACGCCCTGCGGCGAAATGGATCCGTCTCGGCACACTCCAGATTTGTCAGTTGGAGATCCGCACATGACGGTTTGATGCCCCAAGATATGCTGCTTTGGTGTTTAACAGCAAAACTTGTGGCATCGGCAACCGTTGAAGTCGGCAAGCAAATATACTTGGGCACGTAACTGTCGCTCCGGCGACAGCAGCGCTGCACCCCGTCATCACAACGGGAGCAGCTCTCCATGACGTACATCGTCCGACGCATGTGGTCCTCTGCGCTGCGTGGACAGCGCAAGAACTCCAACTCAGCAGCATGACATGTAGCACACACCTCAGGGAAACTCTGCCCGAAACGTGGTGCCATGCTGCCGGCCTAATGTAGTACGTGAGCGATCACGGGGGCTGTGGCTTGCCCCGCCAATTTGGTAGTCTCTCAGCGACACAGTGCACCTTGAGCCA